TCAAATAACCAACTTAACCCATTCCTGACCTCGAGTATCGTTATAGCGATCGGTGGTTGCCTGGACTTTATGTCCTAGTAATGTTTTTGTATCGATACCCTGTGCACGGTACAGCCGTTCTGATAGAGAGCGTTGTTCATGAAATGTTGGCGGAGTTTTTCCTGCTGGTGGAATTACCCCAGCCAGATCCCGTGCTTTGGCAAAGTAGTCGCTCAGGTTGTCTTTACTCATCGGCTTCGGTTGTTTCTGGTGCCGACTATGGATTAGATATGGACTTAATATTCTGTCTCGGCACCCATCAATAACTTCTTTTAACGTTATCCCAATGGCATCACAGCGTAGTGTAAGCGGTAACGCCAGACGCATTCCGGTTTTTCCCTGGGTGATATGCAAGTGTTCGTTCCACACATCTGAAAAACGCATGTGGCAAATGTCATCACGGCGCTGACCAGTAACAATCGCAAGAAGCATTGCGTTACGGATAAAGTGTTTTTCAGGCGTTGCATTGTAAATTTTTTGCCAGTCTTCCATGGTGAGCCTGGCTCTGGTTACTTTAGGGATCGGTTTACGGGTAGCCTCCGGAGGATTCCATCCAGGAGGAACTTCCCCTGCATGCTGTGCTTCTTTATAAATATCAACCCATAATCCACGATTTACTCTCGCTGTACTGACCATGTCTTTATCCAGCCACTCATCCAGTATTAATGCAAAGTCTCTTACTTCCAGTTCTTTCAATGGGTGGTTTCCCAGACGGGAAACCAGGTATGCAGCCATTCGAGTTTTTTCTTTGTGAGTTGTAGCTGCAATATCTCCATTTTTCAGTCGCGTGTCCTGTATTTTCAGATATCGATCAACCCATGCCTTTAATCTGATACCCCGACGTTTTGTTGCTGACGGACTTTCATCAATTTTGCGCATGAAATATTCAGCTTCTGCTGCAGCTATTCGCTGATTGGCTGTGGAAGCGATTTTTTCTGCCTTACCTTTGTCTGTTCCGAGTCCGTGAAATTTTCCAGTCACAGGATTTTTATACTGGTAGTAAACTCTGCCAGTTCTGCGATCAAACTTTTCGTAAAGACCGGCTACGTCAGTGCTGTTTTTTCGTGGCCTCGGTGACATGAGTTAAAATCTCCTTCAGTGCATCATCATCGCCAGTATGAATTTCCGGCGCAATTCCCGTTTCACCAGGCCCAACAAATACTGCTCGGCGATCTATCAGCCAACGCCCACGAATTTTTTGTGGTCTTGGAACGATGTATCCTAGTTTTCCGTATTTCACCAGGGTAGTGTTTGTTATTGGGAGACTGAACCGTTTTGGTTTCCACTCGTCGAGCGTTATCAGGTACTGTTCGCTCATGGCTATCACTCCGGAACGCGCCAGTTGCAGAATATCAACGACAACTGGCGACGGTTGAACATTAAAAATCAGCCTGACTCGGGATCAGTTTTTGCCAGATAACTGAAACGTATTTTGCCTGGTAACGGGCGTCATCAAGTGCATTATGGCGCTCACCTTCGAATGGAATAGCCGTTCTGGCATCGAAGTCTATGGCTTTCCCCAGCTCAACGATTGTGCGTACATCGCGATCGTTGTAGTAACGCCACGGGCAGGGGATCCCCTGCCGTTCGTATGAACGGCGCAAAATCGTGTTGTCGAAGTTGGCTCCATTTCCCCAGACCTGAACAAAAAATTCACCGGAGTTTTCGTCGATAAATTCCCGCAATTGTAACAGTGCATCATCTAACGGGATTTCATCGGTCATAATGGCAGATTGCGCTTCGCGTGATTGCTTAAGCCACCATTTAATGGTGTCCCTCGCCGTGTGCTTTCGTGTTGTGTGCCTGCTTTTTACCACGTCAGGCGAGGTGGTCCCCGTTATTCCCCAACAACAAGGATCTTGTTAATCTGGATATCCCCAACAACAATAAGAGTATTGAATGTGATCGCTGAATTAACGGCAGCAATGACGGCTATTCGTGAAACCGCCCAGATTGCAAAACTAATGAACGAGGCAAAAACTCAAGCTGAAGTAAATGCGGCTATTGGTGAACTGAACTCAAAGCTTGCATCTATTCAGCGCGAATGCGTGTCTCTCGTTGAGCTGGTGGGCACTTATCAAGAAATAAATGCTTCTCTCAAAGCTAAAATTGCAGAATTTGAAAACTTTGAGGCTCAGACGGAAGGTTATATCCTTAGCCAACTTGAGTCGGGAACTTTTGTGTACTCGAAGGAGGTAACCGTGAACGGCGGCAGCATAATCATGCATCTTTGTCCAAAATGTTTTGGACAAAAGATAGTATCGATACTTCAGCCATTCCCGGTTAGAGAATATGAATTTTTTCATAAAAGCAGGTGCCTGTACTGTGAAAATCAGTTTCTTATGAATAAAAATCCGGATTACGTATCACCTCCATCTATTGAAGAGTTGGCCAGAAAACTGAACGGCAATCTGTAGATTTTTACTGTTATGGATATCCAGATTGTTAAAGAGCATGCCGGATGCTTGCTTGTGTCCGGCGCGTGTGCACCACTCTCCCCCCGTGGAGGATTCCTTAATTACCAGATTTCATTAGTCAGAGTTTCTTGCTAACCAGCGACGCGCGCCAGATTCGGTTTTAAACGTTTTGCTTTTGGTATACGTCATCGCGGTGAACGTGCCGTCCTGGTTGGGAAACACGCCGCACACCAGAGATTCGTTGTTGCCAAGATCAAGAGTATCCATGCTGACCTCATATCCCCTTAACGCCGGGGTAGCGGAACAAAAACCTGCTGCATAGTTAAAGTTGAACCCTGCCGTCATGTTCTTACGCCTCGGGCTGGCTATTTAATCCCTGACCACTGCCGGGTAACTCTAGGTATTGCCCTGTATTGTGTGGGACGGGATGGGTTGGTATGGGAAAACTATAGGAAATGCCTAATTGCTTGTCAATAGGCTGCGCCTAATGATTTGGGTGCGACCTAATAGGTGATGGTTTGTGGGAGAGGTAGTAGGAGTTAACTAACGGGAACTAGGAATTTCCCGTCGGACCATATAAGTTTAAGTTCCTGTCTTGGTGATGTTCTGGCTTTTCCGTTTTGATTCTTGATTTTTCAGATAGTTAGCTACCTTCATTTCCATTGCGGCAATGTAGGCACGAACGTCATGATCAACCCAACTAGGCTCCGTAGCATTTCCAGATAAGAGGAAAGCCACAATTGCTCTTTTTTCATCAGAGGCGGCTTGATAAAGGCTGTTTATGTCTAAAAGTTCACTTTTTGTATCTGAAGTGGATGGGGTTGGTATGGGGTATTCGTTAAGCCCCCAATGCTCTGGACCAACCACATCAGAAAAGAAACGCCATAGTTCTGGAAGTTTGTCTTTACTTATCGAACCTTTCTTAATCCAGTCATGGATTGATGGTGGTTGGACTTTGAAATGACGTGCGATTTCCGCCTTTGATTTGACGGCTCCTGATGCAATTTTTTTGTTAATGGCCTGCTCTATCGCTCGGCCTAAGTCTTTACCACTAAGCATTGCTTAATAGTCTCCTATGCGCATCGCATTAGGCAATACCTACTCTCGAAGCGTTAGGCATAGCCTATTGACAATTGCATTAGGCTAAGCCTAATATTATTGTGTGTTTTTTGGAGTTCATTCGATGAAAAAAGATAACTATTCATTCAAACGAGCTTGTGCTGTTGTCGGTGGGCAATCAGCAATGGCTAGGCTTTTAGGTGTATCTCCTCCAAGCGTAAATCAATGGATCAAAGGTGTACGTCAGTTGCCTGCTGAGAGATGTCCTGCGATTGAACGAGCAACAAAAGGTGGTGTCCTGTGTGAAGAACTTCGTCCTGATGTTGATTGGACATACTTACGACGCTCGTCATGTTATTCGCAGAATATGTCGATGAAGCAACCAAATGACGAAAACGATCATACCCGAAGCATCAAGAGGCAAATGATTCATGAAAATCAAACATGAGAACATCCGCATGGCGATGAATGCCTGGGCATATCCTGATGGTGAGAAAGTTCCTGCAGCTGAAATAGCCCGGACTTATTTCGAACTGGGGATGACGTTCCCGGAACTGTACGACGACAGCCATCCGGAAGCCCTGGCTCGTAATACCCAGAAAATTTTCCGTTGGCTGGATAAAGACACCCCTGATGCTGTTGAAAAAATGCAGGCTCTGTTACCGGCGATCGAAAAGGCAATGCCGCCTCTGCTGGTGGCCCGTATGCGCAGTCACAGCTCTGAATATTACCGTGAGATCGTCGAACGGAGGGATCGGCTGGTGAAAGATGTGGATGATTTTGTCGCAGCGGCGATCGCCTGGGGCACCCTGACTAACAGTGGGGGTCAGCCTGGTAATGCTGTTGTCGTGCATTGACCAACAATATTCATGCCGGATTTCTTCCGGATGTTCGAGGGTAAAGTTCGGTATCAGATGAGGTGAGTATGGCTAATGCCTGGCTCAGATTGTGGCATGACATGCCAAATGATCCCAAATGGCGAACCATTGCCAGGGTCTCAGGACAGCCAATCGCAACAGTGATGGCGGTGTATATCCACCTTCTGGTGAGTGCGTCACGAAATGTCACGAAATGTCACGGCGAGTCACTACGTGGTCACATTGATGTCACGACGGAAGATTTAGCAAGTGCGCTTGATGTGACGGAAGACGTGATTGATTCAATTTTGCATGCAATGCAGGGGCGAGTTCTGGATGGCGATCTTATTTCCGGATGGGAAAAACGCCAGGTGATGAAGGAGGATAACGGTAATGTTTCGCAAACCGCAAAATCCCCGGCAGAGCGCAAGAGAGCGCAGCGGGAGCGGGAAAGACTGCGGGAGCAGAACACTGATTGTCACGATGAGTCACGACGCGTCACGCATATGTCACGACAAGTCACGACAGATACAGATACAGATAAAGAATTAAACCCCACACATAACGCGCGCATGCGCGAGAGTGCTCCAGCCAGTGAGTCGAATGGCGCGCCGTTGCAGACAGCAGAACCTGAATACCCGGATGGCCTGAGCGAACCGATCGGGAAATTTCCGATGACTGGTGTCTGGCGGCCGTCGCTGGATTTTCGACAGCGGGCTGCATTGTGGGGTATGGCTCTGCCTGAGCCTGAGTTTACACCTGCTGAGCTTGCCGCATTCCGGGATTACTGGATGGCGGAGGGGAAGGTTTTCACGCAGGTTCAGTGGGAGCAGAAATTTGCCCGTCACGTGCAGCACGTCAGGGCACAGGTAAAACCAGTCAGCAAGGGGGTAAGCCATGCAGCACCAGGTGGCACCGCATCACGGGCAGTTCAGGAAATTCGGGCAGCACGTGAACAGTGGGAACGTGAAAACGGATTTATCAGCAACGGAAACGGCCTGGAAGCTGTGGGAACTTATGGGGGAGGTGTATTCGAACCGCTGGACCCAGAAGAACGGGGCTGCGCCGTCGAAGCTCTGGATTGCTCAGATTGGCGCGATGACTGAACAGCAAATCCGGCAGGTCTGCCGTCAGTGCATGGACCGCTGCCGGGCGGGTGAAACGTGGCCTCCGGACCTGGCTGAGTTTGTGGCGTTGATTTCGGAGAGCGGGGCAAATCCATTTGGCCTGACGGTGGATGCCGTGATGGAGGAGTACCGTCGCTGGAGGAATGAATCCTGGCGGTACGACGGGAGTGATAAATACCCGTGGCCACAGCCGGTGCTGTACCACATTTGCCTCGAGATGCGTGACAGAGGGATTGAGCGGCAGATGACGGAAGGTGAGTTAAAACGACTTGCAGAACGGCAACTGACGAAATGGGCAAAGCAAGTTGGTAACGGGATGAGTATTCCCCCGATCCGGAGACAACTCGCATCGCCGAAGTGCCCGCAAGGGCCAACGCCAATTGAATTACTGAAACAGGAATACGAGCGCCGGAAGGCGGCTGGTTTTGTTTGAATCTGAGAAACGATTTTGTCGGAGGAAATTTTAATGGAAACCGTATCTGACGCACTGAAAGCACTGAAAAGAGCCTCTTCACATGTGGTGGCAGCTCGCCTTGGAATTAGTCGTGAAGAGGCTGTCAACGAACTGTGGAAACTGAAACGCCGTGGAGAAGCGGATAACAAGGGGGCGATATGGTGGCTGACTCAGGCTGGTGAAAGTGAACCGGTGTCACCGGTACCGAAAGTGACGGCGCAAATGCTGACAGAGGCGATTGAACAACATGGCCCACAAACGGCGGATGAACTGGCATTGATGTTCGGAATTACCTCCCGCCGGGCGAATTCATCGCTGGCAATGGCAATCAGCAAAGGGTGTCTGATTCGCGTGAATCAGGATGGTAAATTTCGTTACTGCATACCGGGCGTTGATTTACCGGCAGAGCCGAAAGCAGCATCCGTAGCTGAAACGGAGGGTAAAGCCCTTCCTCAGCCAGCTGGTGTTGCGTTACCAGTCCAGGAAACGGCTGCACAGGAAGAAATTAAAACAGAAGCGGTGGAGGACATTGTGAAGTTGCAGCAATCGTTCACTGAAGCGAAAGCAGATGACCTGATTCTACCATCGCTGCATGTGGCTAACCGCGAGCTGCGCCGGGCGAAAAGTAATGTTCAGAAGTGGGAGCGAGTCTGTGCTGCGCTACGGGAACTGAACAAACACAGGGATATTCTCCGGGATATTACCGCCACCAGAGAGCAGCAGCGGTGAGTGGCTGGAAGAAGTGGCGCTGGGCTGAAATCCTGATACTCCGGCAGTGTGCGGGAACGATGAGAGTCGAAAGCATCGGTTATCTGATTGGCCGTAGTGAGTCAGCCGTCAGGACGAAAGCGCGGGAACTGGGTATCAGCATGATGTTACGGGGTGATTATCACCAGTCAGCCAAATGTTCACAGCGTGATATTGAGCTGGCGTGGCAACTGCATCAGCGTGGTGTACCCCGACGGGAAATTGCCGAAAAGTTTGGGATGAAGTTGGGCGCAGTGAATAACTACGTTTATTTCGACAGGAGGGTTCAGGAGTGAGGGTGAGGGTTTATATCGCCGGTCCGATGACGGGATATGAAAATTTTAACCGCGAGGCATTTCACAAAACGGAAGAGGTGCTGAAACGGGAAGGGCATACCGTTTTAAACCCGGCAGTACTTCCGGACGGGCTGACTCAGCCACACTACATGGATATTTGCATGGCAATGCTCCGTTGCGTGGATGCGGTTTACATGCTGAAAGGCTGGCAGCAGTCGGCAGGTGCAGGGGCTGAGCTGGCACTGGAGGAGAAACCGGGCCATGCGGTGATTTTTCAGGAGGTGGGCAGTGAATATTGACCCGGCGATAACGATTGATATGGCCCTGAACGCCGGCCTGGCACTTCTTGGTTATTTCTACATTATGTTCTGCAGCGGACGATGGCTGTCACTGTTGTTCATGAAAAAATGGAATAAACGCCGTAAGCAGGAGCAACGCCAGAAGGCAATGGATGCATTTTTCGAAGCCTTCGGAATTGACGGCATGGAACCAGGGGATCCAGCTCGCGCAATCAGCAGAGGGGGTGTAGTAATCCTTGTATATCGGAGTGAAGAGAAAAATGACGATCACAAAACAACGTGTAGAAGAAATCATATCCCGCATTGAAATGTATGGACATGGTGCAGGGTATATCGCAGACGAGGTTAATGATCTGGCTATACTGGCGCTGAATTTATCAAATATCGCGAACCTGAAGCGATACGAGCTTGATATGGGAGGTTGCGACTCGTGCGGTCAGGATTGTGGCGCTGATATGACTGAAGATCCTGATGGTGATTATGTCCTGTTTGATGACGTGGTTAAGTTGTTTGAATTTGATACAACCACTCAAAAGTTAGAAATCCCGGCAAAGGAGGCAGCCAGTGGGCAAGATTGACTATCAGGCACTGCGTGAGGCAGCACAAAACTATCAATCGACGCTGGCGTGGTATCAGGCTACCCCGGACAGCCCAAATGCTGAACGGGATTGTGATGCGGCTCTTGCTGCGTTTAAGCGTCACATCCGTCATCGGGAAGCGGATATTATCGCTGATTTGCTGGATGGACTGGAAGAAGCAAAATCACAACTCAACGAGCAGCGTGAGTATTACGAAGGCGTTATCTCTGATGGGAGCAAGCGTATTGCTGAACTGGAAGCGCGGGAAGTTCAATTACCGACTCGCTACGACCTTCGATATGGACACCCGATAAATGCAGATGAGCGACATGTCATGATACCTAAAGAAAATGGCAGTTGGCTTTACCTGATTGACCTAGAACACGCATTACGCGTCGCTGGCATTCGCATCAAAGGAGAGTGAGATGAACGGACAAATATCAATTGTTCGACCAGGAGCATGTGACGATCGCGAAATACGAATGATTATTCGTCTGGCGATGGGGAAAACAATAACTGCTCTCATTACTCCAGAAAATCTCGCATTAGCATTAACAGGAAAGTCAGACATGCCAGTAGAGCTAAAGCTGCGAAATGTTGAGATTAAGGTGAAATAGCTATGACCACTATTACCAAAGATCGACTGCTGACAATCCAGCATTGGCGCGAAACATACGGACCGGGTAGCAACGTTGTGCTTCCAGCAGAAGAAGCGGAAGAGCTGGCACGGATTGCGCTGGCATCACTGGCAGCAGTATCGGATGAACGAGCAGCCTATGAATTATTTATGGAGAAGCGTTTCGGAGAATCTGTAGATCGCCGCAGAGCAAAAAATGGCGATAGAGATTACATGGTATGGGATATGGCGCTTGGCTGGATTATCTGGTGTCACCGCGCCGCCATGCTTCAGGCTGGAAACTTTCGGGAAAATAAGGGTTCGTCAACCAATAATTTTCGGGAAATCTCGGAAACGTCAACCAACTATCCGGTAACTCCGGATGGTTGGATAAGCTGTAGTGAGCGAATGCCGGATGATGGTCAGCACGTAATTATTTTATGTGATGGCGCATTCGTTCTTTATGCGCAATATCGAGACGGTGAGTTTTTTGATGTAGTCCGTAATGGTGATGAATTTTTCGAAACACAGAGCCGCAATGTAACCGACTGGATGCCGCTACCAGAACCGCCGCAGGAGGTGCGCCAATGATCTGGCCTGAAGCCTTTGCAATTACAGGCGTTGCTATAGCTATTGATTTTTTAGTATATGTTATTTGTCGGTGGGGGTAAAAACGTTCGCCGGGATTCACACCAAAGGAGGGAATATGTCGGATGATATTTCACTGGCAATGGAAGGTGCGCTGGCTGTTATTGCTGTTGTGGGCGTTTACTGCCTGGTTGTGTTTTTGATGGATCGACTAGGGAACTGAATTCATTACGATATGGGAATTCCCATATCGGGTAAAAACGGTTTGCGGTAAAGCGAGAGTTAAGTAGAATTGCTGCGGGTGCTTGAGGCTGTCTGCCTCGGGCATGCCACCGTAAGGTAGACAGAGAAAAGCCCCAGTTAACATTACGCGTCCTGCAAGACGCCTAACATTAATCTGAGGCCAATTTCATGCTAGACACATGTAGGTTAGCCTCTTACGCGCCGAAAGGCAAGGAGAAGCAGGCTATGAAGCAGCAAAAGGCGATGTTAATCGCCCTGATCGTCATCTGTATCACCGTCATAGTGACGGCACTGGTAACGAGGAAAGACCTCTGCGAGGTACGAATCCGAACCGGCCAGACGGAGGTCGCTGTCTTCACAGCTTACGAACCTGAGGAGTAAGAGACCCGGCGAGGGAGAAATCCCTCGCCACCTCTGATGAATCAGGCATCCTCAACGCACCCGCACTTAACCCGCTTCGGCGGGTTTTGTTTTTTCCTGGCATTCTGGTTTACAATTCGCACGCCAGCCTGAACAACTGGCACCTGCTGCGCCAGCAGAGACAACCGATGGCGCACGATACCAAATTATACAATTCTGATGATTCTGCCGTCTTTGCCAGCAGGCGCGGACGGTGTTTTCACGCATTCAAATCTGACTGGTACCAGCATCCCCCATGCACTGAAGAACAGGCCGAATGGCTCATTCAGTGTTACCGCAGGCGCGGATGCGAGGTTAAAAAAGCCCTTAGCCTCGACTACCGTCACTGGATAATCTCCGTCAGGCTCCCTTACTCCGAACGGCCACCGCGTCCGTCCCGCACATTCCAGCAACGGATCTGGAGGTAATGTGCGGGTATTACTTCGACCTGTTCTGGTACCGGAACTCGGTCTGGTTATCGTTAAGCCAGGCCGTGAATCAATGTCAGCATTCCATAACGGCAGAATACTGGTGGAGCCGGAACCAAAAAGCATGCGAGCTCTGCCGTCCGGGGTTGTACCTGCCGTTCACCAGCCGCTGGCGGAAGATAAATCACTACTGCCATTTTTCAGCGATGAGCGGGTGATCCGTGCTGCGGGTGGCGCTGGTGCACTGTCTGACTGGTTATTACGTCACGTGAAATCCTGCCAGTGGCTACACGGTGATTATCATCATAGCGAAACCGTCATTCACCGTTACGGTACCGGCGCGATGGTGTTGTGCTGGCACTGCGACAACCAGCTGCGGGAGCAGACATCTGATTCACTGGATCAACTTGCTCAACAGAATCTGGCCGCCTGGATGATTGACATCATCCGTCACGCAATGAATGGCGCACAGGAGCGTGAATTATCTCTGGCTGAATTATCCTGGTGGGCGGTCCGCAATCAGGTGGCGGACGCGCTACCGGAAGCGGTATTACGTCGTTCGCTGGGGTTGCGTGCGGAAAAATTCCGCTCCGTATACCGTGAAAGCGACATCATACTGGGAGAACAGACCGCCACCAGCATACTGAAGCAGCGCACAAAAAATATTGCGCTACCGTCTCACACCCACCAGCAACAGAACCCACCACAGGAAAAGACGGTGGTCAGCATTGCCGTTGATCCGGAGTCTCCGGAATCCTTCAGGAAACGACCTAAACGTCGCCGCTGGGTAAATGAGAAATACACACGCTGGGTAAAGACACAGCCGTGTGCGTGTTGTGGTAAGCCAGCGGACGATCCTCATCATCTGATTGGTCATGGTCAGGGCGGCATGGGAACGAAATCCCACGATATTTTCACGCTACCGCTGTGTCGGGAGCATCACAACGAGCTTCATGCGGATCCGCTGGCGTTCGAAGAAAAGCATGGTTCCCAGGTTGATTTAATTTTTCGTTTTCTTGATCACGCCTTTGCAACCGGCGTGCTCGGGTAAAAGAGGTTACTGATGCGTATAGAGTTTGTTTTGCTTTACCCGCCGACGGTGAACACCTACTGGCGACGTCGTGGCAGCACATATTTTGTATCAAAAGCCGGTGAGCGTTATCGGCCGGGCTGTGGCGCTTATTGTTCCGCCAGCAGCGGCTGAAATTAAGCCTGTCCGGAAGGCTGGCGATAAAGATTATTGCCGAGCCACCGGATAAGCGCCGCCGTGACCTGGACAATATTCTGAAAGCGCCGCTGGATGCGCTGACGCATGCGGGGTTGCTAATGGACGATGAGCAGTTTGATGAAATCAATATCGTTCGTGCTCAGCCAGTATCTGGTGGACGTCTGGGGGTGAAGATTTACCCCATAATGCTTGAAGGGCAGGTCAAAAAATGAAACTGGAAGATTTACCGAAATACTACTCCCCAAAATCCCCCGGCCTGACTGATGCATCGGCCTCAACGTCGAAAGATACGCTGAGTATCACTGATGTGATGGCCGCGCAGGGCATGACACAGAATTGGGCTGAGATGGGGTTTTCTGCGTTCCTTGGGAAAATGGGCATTAGTATGAATGACAGAGAGCGGGCAACAGAATTGCTGACAGAATATGCACTCAGTCGGTGTGATCGCGTGGCGGCGTTAAGAAAACTCCCGGCAGAAATAAAACCGGCAGTGATGCGTATTATGGCTTCGTATGCGTTTGAAGATTATGCCCGTAGCGCGGCGAGCAAAAAACAGTGCCCCTGTTGTCACGGAAAAAAATTTATTGAAAGCGAGGTTTTTACAAACAAGATCCAGTATCCGGATGGTAAGCCGCCAGTGTGGGCAAAGTGCACAAAAGGCGTGTATCCGTCTTACTGGGAGGAATGGAAAAAAGTCAGGGAGGTGGTAAAAGTTGCCTGTCCGGAGTGTGGAGGGAAGGGGGAGGTTTCCACCGCCTGTAAAGATTTTCGTGGGCGCGGTGTTGCCATTCATCGTGAAGAGTCGGTAAAACGTGGTATGCCTGTTATCAGAGACTGCCAGCGTTGTGGTGGTCGTGGCTATGAAAGATTACCTTCAACGGAGGCATTTAATGCCATATGTAATGTAACCGATGCCATATCTCTTGATACATGGAAAAAACAGTTAAACGTTTTACGATACGCTGGTGGTGCAGTTTGATATTGAAGAAGCATGGGCAGAACAACAACTGAAAAAGGTGACCAGATAGCTTTGTTGATTTTTCCCGAATCTGTGGTAAATTTGCCCTAACGATGGGCGTTTTATGCCTGACGTTAGAAGATTTTTTACACCCGTCGCCAGGCGGGTTTTTTTATGACTGAAATCACGCCAGTACAGTAAACGCGCTGGTGGTTGTGAATACCGGTCTTTCTGCTTGCTGGCTTTTTCGACAAGAGTTCTTGGTGTGCGTTAACGGAAATTGGAAAGTTTGAGAAACGCGATCTGGCACAGGCGGTGATTAACGCCGCATACCTGGTGGCCTGTGCAGATGGTGAATGTGAGGCTTCCTAGAAAGCGAAGATCGAACAGGTACTGCGTAATCAGCCAGCGCTGTCCGCGTTTACGTCAGAAATTAATGCGATTAGCGCAACCATTATCGGTCAGCTGGATACGAACTTTAAAACTGGTCGTCGTGCGGCGTTACGTGAGATCGAGGATGTGAAACACGATACGCGTGAAGCGGAAGATGTGCTGGATGTGGCGGTGGCCATTGCGGAGGCGGACGGCGAAATTGAGCCGGAAGAGCGCAAGGTGCTGGAAGAGATTGCCGGTGTTCTGGGTCTTCGTCTGGAGAATACCTGTGACGGTAAAACTGCGCCTGACTGTGGCTGCACTCCTGCTGTTTCTGGTGGTGATGGTGGATTTCACCAGCAGAATCATGTCGGTGCTGGCGGATGGGGTGCTGGTCTGCGGCATTGTGGTATTGCTGTGGCCGGTGATAAAAAGAAACAGCCTGCATAA